AGTACCGCCATTTGAACTACCTCCGACACTTGTTCCAGAATCATTTGGTTGGTCTGGATTATTAATATTTACCCATCCACTATTTCTTTTTATTCTTTTATTTGTAAAACCATAGTTTATAGGAGCACCTGCTACTTCTAATTTTCCATAAAGTAAAGGTATAGGAATACCTTGTTTAGCAACATTTACTGGGCCTCCAAATACTGCAGCATCTGCGTTTTCTGGTGGTGAATCATCTTGAACTAATCCTAAGATACCATCAAACATTAAATATCCACCTATTATAATTAACGCGGTTCCTATGTCAGGGCGAAACCACATTAATATAGTACCAATAACAGTTAATACTGCTCCTAAATCTCTTTTAAATCCATCACTAAAAAGTTCTGACCCTTGTGGAACAGGCATTAAATAAATATCATCATTTCCTAGGCTTAACTCTGTATCAGTTTCTCTGAGAAAATCTTCTCCTCTTTTAATAACATATTCGATACCTTTCTTTTGTTCATCAAAGAAAAAATTTAAAAATCCTTTTCTCTGTACAGCAATAGCTCTTATTAATTGTTTTGTATGCTTTACATCAAGATTAAATTCTTTTCCAAATTTCTTTCCTGCTTTTCCTAATAAATGTACTTTTGTCATTTTGGCTCCACTATACAGTACTCTTTGTCTGGGTAAGATACAATTAAATATGGTATACCTACCGAATTACAATTATCAATATCATGCTGACTCGGATTACATTTCGAGTCATAGTGACTATGGACAACATATTTTATTTTTGAATTTAATTGATACATACCGAAAGTTATTGGGTCAATTTTAAAGTGCGATTTTTTATTCTCGGCAATATTTTCAAATTCAATAAATTTATTATCATTAGTAATAATTCCACACATTTCATTTGGTGCTCTTTTCTTAGCAGCTTCATATATACAATCCATCATGAGAACGCCTTTGACCCTGGGAATCCTCCAAATGGAATTACTACTGTTGTACTAAAATCAGGTTCTGGTGTTGTCGATGCACTTGTTGCGTCATTAGGAGTAAATCCAAATCTCATACCACAACCTTTTAAACTTTTACTACACATATCTCCTCGTTCCCAGCTATTTCCATGAGCAGGTGGAATATTTATACTTGACTTTATACTTTTCCAAAGTAAAGTTTTTTGATAAGTCTCGCTTCCTACAGATGCAGTATTATCAGTAAAAGTCACATAGTCATTATATCTATCATCTTCATAAGTATAGTAAGTAGTTCCATGAGAGTAAGCACCGTATATTCTTATTCTATTCCAAAGACTGCTACTATCTGAAGGAGTTCCTGGATTTGAACTATTTGCTGTTGCTTGCCAATAATTATTTACATTTACACTAGAAACAGTTCCGTCTTCGTTAAATCTTCTTTGTGTTGAAGTATTTTTATAAAATGTACCTTTCGTTATAGCACCACTACTATAAGTAGTAAAAGTTGTAGTGCTAGGTACTAAATATTCATCATCTGAATTTACATATACAGTATATTCTACATTCTGAGCTGATACAGTTGCATTATAGCTAGGATTGTATTTACTTTCTATATGCCAGACACACCCACTTCTTGCTCTCTTATACTCAGGATTTTCTGTATGCTCACTTGCTCCTTGATATATCCAACTACATCTATTTGGAACTACAGTTCTATTTGGTAGTTTTATTCCTTGTAAATCAAAAGGGGCTTGTAACTGGAAAGTTATCGCCATTTTAGTTCGTGTTTTTAAGGAATCTATATAATATACATCTCTTGGATATTCAATTGGAGGACTATTTGTATCTCCTTCGCTTTTTAGGTATTTTCTTAAAGTTGTTCTTCTTATTACTCTATTTCCTGCAAAATCTTCAAAGTTCGCGTCACTTACAGCTACTTTAAGAGTACTTAATACATTTGCAAGAGTAATTGTAGGAGCCGGGAACTTTGTTGCTGCTGTTCTTTCTAATCCATCAAATTTTATAGGCAGTGCTATATAAGTATTTGTTTGAGAATTATTAGAATAATCTAGCATAGTAACTTCTTCTAAGTCTGCATCTAATCCATCATGAAAATATGCAAACTGTCCTTCTGCATATTCTAATTCATATAAATAGACTAAAGCTGACCCAGGGTCTTGTTTAGCTAAATCTTTTACTATTATTTTCTCTGTCATTATGCTTCGTAAACTCTTCTAAAAATTGCATTTAATGTGTAATAATCATCATATTCCCAACTCTGTGTCCATTCTGAACAAACAACTTTTATTGTTTCAGTGTTGCCTGTTTTATTTGAATTTGCAATATCAAATCTAAATTTTGTAACTCCGTTTAAACTTTCAAAAAATGCTGCAAGGTCATCTATTTGTGCTTTTGGTCTAGTTGCAAAAACTACATTTAATTCTTGTTGTAAAGAATTAATTCCATTTACTAATCTTTGTTCATATCCATCCCCGAATTGAACTACAAAATTTCTTGGAGTTGTTTTTCTGTTAAAAGTTTTATCTGGTTGTACGGCGCTGGTAAATCCAGTAATATTTGAGCCGTCATTTTGCATTATTCCTAAAGCCATTATATACTACTTAAAAGTCCTCCTGCTCGTTGTTCTTTAGCGATTGTGTCTTGTGCTATCGCTGCTATTGTTCTTCCTAATTGTGCTGCACCATCTCCTGTTAATAGAGTACTTGCTTGACCGTTTTGGTCAACATTTACAGTAACATTTACATTATTACTACCCATAGCTCCTTGCATTTTTACAGGTATAGCTCTATCATTTCCTAATGGAATGACTGCTTCGGTTCCGTGTAGAGTAGCATTATACCCTGACTGTGGCCCATCTGATATACCTCCAGCGGAGAATGATTTTCCACTATGAGACATGATTCCGCCATATCTAGCAGGAAATAAACTTTTTAGTTGTATCGCCATCTCTGCCATTGCTAGTGCCATTTGTATTTTTGCTACTTCCAACATTATATCTGCAGCTTCTTCTTGTTTTCCTGCTAATGCCATTCCTTGTGCTGTTAAGGTAGCAAATTGTGTTATTGCTGTTCCGAATTTTAATACATTTTGTCCAAAACTCATATCGCCTGAACCATCATCAAAAACCTTAAATAGTTCTGGAAATAACTCTTCAGCTTTCTTACCAAAATAATCAGGGTCTATTGTACCCACAGAAGGTGTAGTACTAGTAGGGTTGCTATTTTCATTCTGTGTCTTACCTGGGTCTTGCATATTTGGGTCGTAGACATTAGAAGTATATTTTGGTGGATTGGCTTGCATCTTGTCTAGTGCTTCTTGGGCAGATACAACGCCTTTATCAAATTCTTTTAAACTTCTTTCTGCTCCGTCTAATTCAGCATTTGCTATCGATAGCTTTCTTGCTCCATCAGCAACTTCATCACTTAAATCTGTTGATGTGTTTTGTAACTGCTTTAAATTTTTTTCTAATACTTGATATTCTTTATCCTCTTTTAAGAAGTTCTCTGCATATTTTTTGTCAGCTTCAGTTGACCCTCCTAACAGTGCTGCAATACCGTTAGGAGTAGTATATTTATGTAAGAATCTTATAAATGCATTTTCACCACCGCCACCTTGTGCATGGAATTCCATTCTTGCAGATAAAACTCTATTATATTCTGCTTCCATTTGAGCTTGTAGCTTCTCAATGTCTGATTTGTTTTCTGCTTGTTCTTTTTCTAATACTCCGCCTGTTTTATACCTTTCTATTGTGTTTTTATACCCTGTTACTATGTTTTGTTGAGTAGTTTGTCTTCCTTTGGCTTCTGCTACTCTTGCTTCTTGTAATCCAATTTGTGCATCATATAATCCTTTTACATGAGCATTTCCAGCATCTATCATAGCAGAGTATATTGTTCCTGCTACCGAGACACCTCCTTTTTGTAAAGGCGAATCCTTATCTTCAAAGCCTTCTTTAAAAGAATCTTTTAATGATTGTTTAAATAATTCTTGCTGATATGTTGGGTCAAGTGGAGTTCCGCCATAAGTTATTTTCATTATATTTTCAGCAATCTTGTCTCCAATAGCATCAGTTAATTTCTTTGCGAGCGCATCTCCAAAGTTTTCAAATGCACCAGTTTCTCCTCTTAAAACTTTTCCTAAAGCATTCCCTAGTTCATCAGTTAGCCCTTCCATTATCATTTTATTTACTCTAAAAGCTACATTTTCCATAGCAACACTTGAAGCTAAAGTATTTAGTGCAATATCTTCCATTTGTTTTGCAGTTAGTAGTTGTTGTTTTCTTATTTCTAATAGTGCTTCCCCGCCATTTCTTTCAGCATCTCTAAGATTGCTTTCTGCTTGGAATACTGCTATTTGAGCATCAAACATTTTTCTCATATCAGTACTTACTGCTTTAAGTCTATCTAATTGTCCTTTATCTCCAAATATAGCATGTTTACCTTTTGCCATTTGTAGTTGAACTTCATTTAACATAGAAGTATTTTCAAAAGCAGCTTTCGATATTACTGAATACGCATCCATTTGTCCTGTTACTTGTGCTAGTTTATTTTTGAATTCTGTTGCATCGTTACCGTGTTTTTCTTGTCCTGCTATTATTTGTTCATAACCAAGTCTCATTTGCTCCATACTTATTATCACATCTTGGTATGCTACTTTTGGTAAAGATTGTATATAATTGTTTAACTGTTTACTTGCATTTGCTGTAGCTTCTGCTACTGCTTTTATTGCTTGTCCTTGTAGTATATATTCTTGGCTTAATTGATTAAGTTCGCCCGCTGATTTATTTAATTGGTCAGGCTGGTGCTCCACCATTTCTGCAAACTCTTTAAATCGTGGATTATATTCTCCTAGAATTAATAAAGTATCTCTTAATTCTGAACCAAATTCTTGTACTTTTTCATTATTTGCACCTAATGCTATTTTCATTGCATTATAGTCATGTATTCTATTTGTTAAATCAGCACTTTGAAATGCATTACCAATTGCTTCTATTTCTTGAGAAGCAGTTTTAAATAAACCTTTTTGAAATACATCTCTTGTTTTTCTAAGTTCATCATTTAACTGTTCTTGCGCTCTTGTAAGAGATTCCGTTTTATTTTCTAGTTCTTCAATAGTCTTGTCTACTTTTCTAAATTGATTAATAAGTTGTTTTGCCATCTGGAAAATCATGACGGCCATACCTATAAACCCTGCGAATCTCATTATACCTGAAGCAACTCGTCCTAAGCTAACGAATCCCATTTTTATAGCACCCATTACTTTACCATGCTCTGCTTGCATAGTATATAATTCCATAACAAATTTTGCTCTCATTCTTGCAAAACCAACTGAAGATTCTACTACCATTTGTTGTCTTTGTAATTTGAGTAAGTTAAATGTTCGAGTAGCTTCTGCTCTACTTACTTTTTCGAAAGATAAAAGACTTGATTCTTTTGCTTTTAAAGACCTTTGATATATTGCTAAATCTTTTTCATCGGCTGTACCAGCAAGCATTCTTGCTTTTCTTGCTTTTGAAGCATCGGTGTCCCCTTCTAATAGTAAGTTTCCTAAATTTTCTTGTACTTGACTAGCAGCACCTCTAGTATCAATTGTTGGTATTGCCTGTCTTAATAACCCTCCAGTAATACTAGCTGCAAATATACCCATAGCTGCGGTTGCTGACTCAATATTGTTTACTAAGAAAGTTCCGAAGAATTCAGCAATTGGTCCAATAAAGTTTCTAAATCTATTTAGTACTTCGTCAAAA